CACGACGCTGGCGATTCGGATGCCGCGCGATGTCGAATTCTCGGAGAAGTTCCGCGTCTATCCGCCGACGCAACCGGTGACGCTGATCATTCGCCAGGGCCATCTGTCGGACACCGATCCGCCGGAATTCCTCGTCGTCTGGTCGGGCCGCGTGTTGTCGGTCGGCCGCGAGGGCGACGAGTGCATGGCTACCTGCGAGCCGGTCTCTTCGTCGCTCAGGCGGCCGGGACTGCGCCGCAACTATCAGCTCGGCTGCCCGCATGTGCTTTACGGCGACGAGTGCAAGGCCAACCGCGCCGCCTCGACGGTGGCCGGCACGGTGGCCTCGATCTCCGGTACCTCGGCCACGCTCAACGCCGGCTGGAACGGTTCCTTCGATCCGAGCAAATTCCGCGAGGGAATCCTCGAATGGATCAATGACGATGGTGGCACCGAAAAGCGCAAGATCCTTTCGGTCAGCGGCAACACGCTGGCGCTCGGCGGCCTCTTGCGCGATCTCGATCCCGGCGATGCGGTGAGCACGATCCTCGGCTGCAATCACCAGATGGACGACTGCCAGTTCCTGTTCAACAACATTTTGAACCACGGCGGCTGTCCGTGGATCCCGCTCAACAATCCGACCGGCTACCGCAACCAGTATTATTGATGAAAAAGATCCTCGATCTTCTCACCCGCTTCTGGCGCGACGAGCGCGGCGGCTGGTTCATCTGGCTGCTGGTGGCGATCGCCTTCCAGGTCATCGCCTTCCTGCTCAGGCCGAAGCCGAAGACCCAGAAACCGCCGGAAGCCCAGGATCTGGAAAACCCGGTCGCCGAGCGCGGCAAGCCGGTCCCGGTGGTGTTCGGAACCGTGATCGTGAAAGGTTTGAACGTCCTGTGGTACGGCGACAAACAGAAACGGACCTTCCAGATCAATGCCTGACCGCGGCCAGAAAATCACCATCGACGACATCCGCAAGACCGGCCATTGCGTGGCCGGCGCGCGCGACTGGTTTTTTCGTCACGATCTCGATTTCAGGGACTTCATCAGGAACGGCATCGAGGAGGAAAAATTCCTGGCGTCCGGCGATGTGATCGCGGCGCAGATCGTGCAGGCGACACGGGACCGGCGCGGCAATGGGTAAGAAGAAAAAACCGAAACAGGATGTGACCAAATACGCGATGTCGATGCATTTCGGCATCTGCGCCGGCCCGGTCGAATACCTGTCGAATATCTTCATCGCTGAAAAACCCGCTTGGCCGGCGGCCACTCCGGTGCTGTGGACGGTTGGCGGAACCGCCGTTCTCAGGAATGACAATCTGTTCGGCGGCCTGAAGAAAGAGGGCGGCGTCGACGGCAATGTCACCTGGATGCCGGGAACCGCGACCCAAGTGATGCCGGAAACCCTGGCTGCCAAGCACGGCCGCACCTCGGCGACCATGCCGGCCTATCGCGGCATCGCCTCGATTTTCTTCGCCAATCGTCCCGGCCAGGACATGCGGGGCTTTTACTGGCAGGCCAACTCGCCCTATCTGCCCGGCGTCTGGTGCGAGATCGGCCGCGCCTCGATCGGCCTTCCGGCGGCCTATGCCAAGATCTTTCGGTCGGGCGGCGGCACGCTGACCGATCCCGGCGTGAGTTTCGGGACACTCGGCACCGGCAACGATCCCTATCAGTGGGATAGCAACGGCGACTGGTGCGTTCGTGGCGCCGGAACCGCACAGGTGTTCACGCTGCCCGGCGGCGAATCGCGCACCATCGCGGTCAGCGACAGTTCGCTGGACGGCGGCACCGTCCATATCACCGACGACGGCGAGCTGTTCCGCCGCATCGGCGGCGACGGAACCGGCTCGGCGCCGACGTTTTTCGAGATCCGCAATCTGCACGATTCCGACATGGCGGTCAGCCAGTCGATCAGCCTGAAGGCGGCGGTCCTCGCGGCCGGCGCGTCAGCCGATCTGAATTTCGGCTTCGCGATGGATGACATCCTGATCGGCGCCACGCGCTATGCCCTGGCCTGGCTGGGACCAGCCGGCTCCGGCGGTCCGTGGATGCTGCTCAAGAAAAGTGGCGGTGGCGCCTGGGCGATCGAATGGACGCAGCCGCTGACCATCACGGCGGGATCGCAGGCGATCGATGAACTGTCGATGGGGGCGACCTACGCCTATTGCCGCCGAAATGGCTATAACGACCTCGTGCTGGTGTGCTGGAACGGCACCTTCTCGGCGGCGCACACGACGCCGCCCGGCATCGCCGGCCGCCTGGTGCGGGTGGCGCATTATGTCGAGGACACCGACGAGGTCGTCATCGTCTGCACCAATGGCGATATTCTCGTCTACGACGCCGCCATCACGACGCTCAAACGATCGAAGACGGGCAACGGGTCCGGCCTCGGTACGCCGGGCGGCATGCTGGCCAAGCGCATGGACCTCGGCGGCGGCCTGATCGCTCTGCCGGAAAAAGCGCCGACGGCCGTCGAATACATCCGCATTATCAATATCTCCAGCCTGACGTTTGACCGGACCATCACCATCGACACCTCGCCATTCGTCAATCCAGGCGTTGCCTATTCATGGTGCGGCATCAACAGGACATGGGGCGGCGCCTTCATGGCAACGCATCTCGGCGCCACCTCGTTCTGGTTTCTGATGCCGGCCGGCAAGTTCGATTCCAACCCGGCCCATATCATCTACGAGTGCCTCAGCAATCCCAACTGGGGGATGGGCGCGCCGCCGAGCGCCATCGATTACGACGCCTTCGATGCGGCGGCCGTGGTGCTCTACTCTGAGACTTTCGGCCTGTCGATGATCTGGACGCGGCAGAGCGCCATCGAGGATTTCATCCGCGAGGTGCTCGATCACATCGAGGCCACGCTGTTCGTCAATCCGCGCACCGGCCTGCTGACGCTGAAGCTGATCCGCAACGACTATTCGGTCCCGTCGCTGCCGGTCTTCACGCCGGACAATTCGACGGTGACGAATTTCAGCCGCAAATTATGGGGCGAGACGATCAACGAGATCGTGGTCACTTGGACCAACCCGGACAACGAGGAAGAGGAAACCGTCGTCGCTCAGGATCTTGCCAACATCGAGGCGCAGGGCGGCGTGATCAGCGACGGCCGCAACTATTACGGCGTCCGCAACGCAAGCCTGGCGACCCGCCTGGCGCATCGCGATCTGAGATCAGCCTCGACACCGCTGGCCAAATGCGACCTGGAGGTCAACCGCACTGCCTGGGCGCTGTTGCCGGGCGACTGCTGCGTGCTGAACAGCCCGGAGGACGGCATCGATTCGATCGTCATGCGCGTCGGGCCGGTCGACTACGGCAAGCCCGGCGATTCAACGGTGCGCACCTCGCTGGTCGAGGATGTGTTCTCGCTGGCGCTGGCCGACTATTCGGAGCCGCCGGAATCGGAATGGACCGATACCTCGGAACCGCCATCGGCAGCCGACCACGCCGAGATCATCACGCTGCCCTATTACGTGACCGTCAATCTGGTCGATGCGTCGATCCTCGAGGGCCTCGACTATCCGGAAGTGTTCGCCGGCGTCCTGGCGGCCGAGGATGGCCAGGACACCGACACGTTTGAACTCTATGGCGAGGCGACCGATGCCGCCGGCGGCACCGGCTACGAGAACTTCGGCACCAAGACCATCGCCAGCCGCGCCACGCTGCCCGATGCGCTGTCGCCCGAGGTCGAGACGGTGATCCTGACCTTTCCCGACCAGACGCAGGGCGACGGCCCGGTGGTCGGCGGTCTGATGCTGATCCAGGGCGATGACGAGACGGAGAGCGAAATCTGCCTGATCGCCGATGTCGGCCTCAGCGGCTATACCTTTACGCGCGGCGTGCTGGATACGGTGCCGCGCGCCTGGCCGGCCGGCACGCCGGTGTGGTTCATCAATGCCGACATGTCCTTTGTCGACGACATCGACATCCGGGCGGAAGGCGAGACGGTCAATTACAAGATACTGCTATCGACCTCGCAGGGCACGCTGGCCGAAGTCGCGGCGCCGGTGGAGAGCGCGACGATGACGGCGCGGCCGCATCTGCCGCTCAGGCCGGCGGATGTGAAGGTCGACGGTGATGATGGTTTTGCCGGCATTGTCGATTGCGTCGGCGTCAATCCGATCCCGGTCAGCTGGGCGCGCCGCAACCGGGAGACCGAAACCGCGGTCATCAAGGCATGGACGGATGGCGACGTGACGCCGGAAGCCGGACAGACCACCACGGTGACGCTGACCGATCTGGCAGGCGTGGTGCTCTTTACCTATAGCGGCATTGCCGGCACCTCGCAGGATGTCGACCCGGCCGATTTCGGCGGCGAAAGCGAGGGCTATATCGTGGTGTCGTCGGAGCGCGACGGGCTGGAGTCGCTGCAGGGCTACCGGATTCGTGTGCTGATCGAACACCTGACTGCCGACACCACCACCACGGCCGACACGACTGCCCACACAGCGGACGAGGCGTAAGAAAATGGCACAGCAGACCATCAACATCGGCGCGGCACCCAACGACGGCACCGGCGATCCGATCCGCGATGCCTTCGACAAGACCAACGACAACTTCACCGAGTTATACGCAGCATCGGCCGGCGGCGTCTTCGAGCTGATCGTCGCCTGCTCCGACGAGACCACGGCGCTGACCACCGGCGCCGGCAAGGTGACGTTCCGCATGCCGGATGCGGTGACGCTGACGGCGGTGCGCGCCTCGCTGACCACCGCGCAGACCTCTGGATCCATCTTCACCGTCGACATCAACGAGGCCGGCGCCTCGATCCTGTCGACCAAGCTCACCATCGACAACACCGAAAAGACCTCGACCACGGCGGCGACGGCGGCGGTGATCTCCGACAGCGCGCTGGCCGACGACGCCGAGATGACGGTCGACGTGGATCAGATCGGCGACGGCACCGCCAAGGGTCTGAAGATCACCCTGATCGGCACCCGCACATGAGCATGCTCTTGAACCCGTACTGGTTCGGTGCAGCGGGCGCCGACCTCGATCCCTATTTCGGCCAGGTCGTACTTTTGCTTGGCGCGAACGGCGCCGATGGGTCGACGGCATTCGTCGATGAGAGCAGTTACGGTCGCACGCTGACGCCG